ACCACCACTAGATGTAATTGATGTGTTTTCAGCAAATTGTCCTGTTGGGCTTGAAACTTTTAAAATACCTGTTCCTGAAGTATAAGATACAATTGTTGCTGTAACTACTGTAGAAGAAATATCCAATCCTGTAATAGTATCACCTACAGCAAAAGAACCTGATACACCTGAAATAATTAAATAACTTGGTAATAATAATGTTGGTGGCGATGGTGACGCTTGATATTCTGCGCCTGATTCGATAATCTTTAATCCTAATATTCTGCCTATCTCTGTACCATAAGCATAAACAACAGCACCTGACCCATTCGTATCATCTACTTCAACTGTTGGTAATGATTGATAGTTATTTCCATTTGATATAATTCTTATATCTGTAATATCACCTGAACCAGTACCACTTTCTTGTACAATTTTATTTCCTGTGTATGGGTCGCCTCTTGTTGTTTCGTCTTCTAATACAATATGATCTTCTGTTGTTGATGAAGATGTTTCTTGTGTTAACCCACCATTAACAATTGATACTTTTGCTCTCGCCGAACCACCACCTGTACCTGTATTTGTAAATTCTAAATCATCACCAATTACATAACCTGAACCACCATCACCAATTACAAATTCTGTAATACCTCCACGACCAATAGCATCAACTTGTACAATAGCACCTTGACCACCACCAGTTACAGTAACTGTATCTGTTTCGTTATATAAACTACCATCATTTGTTAAAGACGTTGTACTAGGAATACCTGTAATAGTTGCTTTGATAAAAATATCATCTTCATCAGTTTCTGTACCTCTAATAGTTTCACTTATTTGAAAAGTACCTGATATAGTATCTTCATTCAAAATAAACTCAGTGACTTCATTAGCACCAATTTGAAATTTAAATGCATTTTCTATTACTGCAGTTGCACTAGATGTTTCACCTGTAATTGTTCTACCAATTAAATTTACAGTATCTCCTGCAGTGGATATAACACGTAATATTTTTGTTGTATCCCAATTACCATCTGATGCTCTTATAATATTTTCTCTAGGATAGATCGTTTCTGATTCTAAACCAAATAGTAATCTAAAAAATAATTCGTGTCCTCTATTTGTACCTTTTGCTCTGTAAACAGATTTAATATTTTTAATTAACTTTCTTTTATCAACACCATTACTTAATGTTTCAGGTAATGTATTTAAAAATTCATTTCTAAATTTTGTAAGAAAATTTGAGATTACTTTATCAGGATCTCTAAAATTTAATAAGTCTTGTATATTGTTTACTGGATTTGGTTTATAGTTATTGATAATTGCTGTTGCGTTTGAACTATTGCCTACTACTTGTTCACCATCTATAAACTTATCTTGTGCTGAAATATATAAACGACCATTATCTAAATCTTCAGCAAGTACAGTTGTAGTTGCGTTTGAAGTCTGACCAGTGATTGTTTCACCTCTTGTGAACTTACCATAAGTAGAACTTTCTAATATGACTTTATCACCAGCATCTAATTGCGTTCTATCTGTATCTAAACGTGAACCATCTAAAAGTAATTCGTTTGTTTGTGCTGTTTCAGTTTCTAATAAAATACCATCAGTTGTTTGTACAGAAGTTACTCCTAACTCGGCAGATTCCATAAACGTATAATACGTTTTTATAAACTCTAAAAATTTAGGGTGTTGTTCTAATACGAACTCTGGAACCTGTTGATTAATCAGGTTTGATATTTTATCAGTGAACTTTGCCATTAGTAATTAGATGTTGTTGTGTATCCTACACCAGCATCAGCAGAACCTCCAACAAAGGTATCTGCCTCTACTGTGATTGTTGAATTTGCTGTGTCTATATCTAAAATTTGATCTCTAACTGGAACTATGTCATTTGACGCAGGTTCTACAGTTATTTCTATAACAGAAGATGAAGCGCCTCTTATGTTTTCTACTGATGCAACTGTCAAAGAGTTAATTGTAATTTGACCTGTAGCATAGTTAACTGTTCCTTGTGTATTATTTGCATATGTTCTAACAGAACCTACAAAATAATATCTTCTAATATTTCCTGAACCATCATCATCTAGGTAATAAACGTTATTATCATTTGGAACTTTGAAACCTGATGTACTAATTACACCACCAGTACCAGATTTGTGTCCAGAGTGTGGATTAAAAATACCATTTCTAAAATAAATGTCATATCTTGTAGATGCACTTAATGTAGGTGTAAATGATTTTCTAATTTTTATACTTGTAACATTTGACAAAATACTTGTATCTGTGTCATCAATTAAACCTGTAACTTTTGAGTGTCTAAACACACCATCAAATTGTTGTAATGTATCTGTATTGTAATTTGTTAAAGTAGTTATAACATTTGATTTTAATGTATCAGCCGTTTTAGTTGTTGCTCTTTCATCATATTTTACAGTTGTTGTAAGTATAATAGATGTAGTTTCAGGATCAACAATTTCTGGTCTAACAGAAGCAACATTGTATTTTTGTAATTGAGTAACTATACTTTCTTTTGTAGTATCGGTAAGTGTAGAACCTGATGCCGCTTTAATCGCAATCTTTACTACACCATAAACTGGCGTTTCATCATCTTCGCCTCCCCACGCTGAAACTGATTGTGCGTTTGGATATAATTCTTGTACAAGTGTTTCATAATCACTTGTTGTAACTGCTCTATCTTGTCTTGCATATTGTAAAGGTGCATTATATCTTATTGACTCTTTTGTTTGAGCCTCTGCGCCACCTTGAGCACTTGAAACTGTTGTAATAGTAACATCTGTAAACCCACCAACATTACCTGAAAGTGTAAATGATGATGCACCATTTGCTTCTGCTTTGTTTGATACAATATATTCTAAAATTACAATGTTACCATCATCTAAAGATTTACCTATAATACCATCACCAAAATAAACTTCAAACTTACCTTCTTCACCTTCTTGTAAAAAATAAATTTTTGAAGTATCATCTAAAGAAGTAAATCCTGTTGCTTGTGTGTAAGTCGCTGTTGTAGTATCACTTGCTGAATTTTGTATTTGAACTTTTAATGTTGATGTATCTGCTCTATTATTAGGTATGATAAATCTTTGATCTGGGTCAGATGTATTTACTGTGTATTTGTAAGTTACTAAAGTACCTTCATAAACTGGTATACTAGAAAAATTATACACACCAGAACTTGGTGTAATTGTATGAGATGCATTTGTTAAAAATTGATAAGTTGTTCCATCTACTGTAGTTGTAAATGTTGTACCTTTTGCCATGGTAATCGAAGTACCACTTGCATTGTTGACTAAAATATCAATTGACGCTATTGGTGCCTTTGGTGATGTTGGTGTGTAACCTAACATCTTTGCTAATGACACAATATTTTTTCTGATGTCAGCACTATCAAGGTACATTTCGTTTGCCAACATATTAGCATTGAAACCTAGATAGTGTGTATTGTAAGCTAGTAAGTCTAATAAAATAGAAAAACCAGAACCTTCAAAATTATAGTCTTGGAACTCTGATTGATTTTGTAAAAATGTTTTTAAATTTGATTTTATTAAATCAAAATCTAATTCTGAAACTTCTAATTTATTACTTGCCATTTTATCTTAACCTTTGTAAAAATGTTTCAACGACTACAGGGTCTGTAACGTTTTTTACATTAAACGTAATTTTAACTTTTAATCTATTTGAATCTGGTTCGTCAAATAATTCTATATTTGTAATTGCTGCCCTAGGTTCATATGCAGTTAACACTTCACCTATTTTTCTTCTTAAAAATATTCCTACAATAGGTGTATATGGTTCAAAAAGCAATTCTCTAATACCACAACCTAGTTCAGGGTGAAAGGGTCTTTCATAATAATTTGTTTGAACAAGATTTCTAACACTTCTTTTTACTGCGTTTACATCTTCAACTTTTGGTATGTCATTTGTTACAATGTTTCTATTAAAATCTAAATCTAAATCAGAGTATATACGATTTGATCTTTTACTTTTATTACTTTGTGAAGCATCTATATTTGACATAACACTAATATTTATACACGATTATCCAGAAAACACATTAGAACTTCCAGTCGAAGCAGCATTAGGTACCCAACTACCGTGACCACCTGTTGCGTCACCAACTCTATGAATAGCGATACTATTTACTCTTACTGTAGAACTTCCAGCCACCGCAGGATCACCACAACTTGTTGTATCACCAACTCTAATCGAAGCAGCGCTGTTTATTCTAACATTAGGAGAACCACCTGTATATGCTGTTTGATGAAAAGGGTTAGGTGTTGGACTAGCGTGTCCTATGTGAACATCTAAACCT